ATGGGCCGTGGTCTCAACCGGCTTAGCGCTGTAGCTGTGAAATCTGCCAAGGTCGGCAAGCACGCCGACGGCGGCGGCCTCTGGCTACATAAGCGCGAGGATGGTGGCGGCCAATGGGTGCTTAGGTACACCATCCACGGCCGGCGCCGGGAAATGGGTTTGGGCTCGTCGACCGATGTCTCACTGAGAGAAGCCCGGGAAGGTGCCGAACGCTGGCGCGGGGTCCTGCGGACTGGTGTCGATCCAATCAAAGAGCGGGAACGCCTGAAGCGGGAAGCCGCGCGGAACATGCACCTGCTGAAGGACATCGCCGACGATGCCTTCGAAACGCGCAAGGCAGAACTGAAGGGAGACGGTAAGGCGGGGAGGTGGTTTACCCCGCTTGAGCAGCACATTTTGCCGAAGCTCGGTAAGGTGCCGGTTTCGGATTTGAACCAGCAAGACATCCGCGATGTTCTCAGTCCGATCTGGCACAAGAAAGCCGAGACCGCTCGCAAGGCAATTAACCGCCTGGCCATCTGCTTGAGGCATGCAGCAGCACTCGGGTTGGAGGTAGACCTGCAGGCGACCGAAAAGGCGCGCGCCTTGCTTGGCAAGCAGCGCCACAAGGCCCAGAACATCCCAGCTTTGCCTTGGCAGGAAGTGCCGGCTTTCTATGCTTCGATAAATGACGGGTCGGTCACACACCTTGCGTTGCGTTTTCTGATCCTGACTGGCGCTCGCTCGGCACCGGTTCGGCTCCTGCAAGAAGGCCAGATCGACGGCGATGTCTGGACGATCCCTGCAGAACTGATGAAGGGCCGGGTCGACAAGACAACCGACTTCCGTGTTCCACTATCTACCGAGGCCCTGAACGTCATCGCTGACGCGAAACGCCATGCTCGTGGCGGCTACTTTTTCCCGAGTGTCAAAAAGGGCGTGATCTCCGACATGACCATGAGCCGACTGATGGAGCGGGCCGAAATGATGGCACGTCCCCACGGCTTCAGGTCGAGTTTGCGAGACTGGATCGCGGAAGCGACAGAGACACCTCACGACATCGCTGAAACCGTGCTCGGCCACATCGTCGGCGGTGCCGTGGAACGAGCTTATCGAAGAACAGACTTCCTGGAGCAGCGCCGGGTGCTCATGGAGAAATGGGCAAACCATGTTCTTGGCCGGGGAAGCGACGATCTTTAAAGTGGTGCAGGGGTAGACCGATGTTTGCCAAGGAAGGCTTTACACCGCTGTCCATCTTAAGGGGTAGAATCCCGCCGCGCGTCTCTGAAGCATTGTTGCGGGACACGATCGACCTTCTATTTTTCGCCGCATGGGGCCGGGCTCGGAACTTCGATCTCCTGTTGCGTTTGTCGCCAGCGTCAGTCCATGAGAATGCATTTCTCAAGACCTTCTACGACAACGCGTATGCTGTTTCGCCACGGGGGGAGGTAATGTCTATCGACATGCGGTCGATAGTCGAGACTTTTAGACTCGGAGGGGTGCTGGCACACGACGTATCGAAGAGAAGTGGCGACGTCCCCGAGGATCTGAAAAAGTCCTATCGGTTGTGCGGAGCGACCTTCAAGGAGATCGACGAGGTATTCCGTAGCTCCCGCACCGGCATAAACCACCCCACCAGCAAAGGGGTGTTTGCGGACATTTTCAGCCAATTCAGACTTTGCACCACCTTTCTGAACATGCCCGTCTTTTTCGAACGAGGAGGCATGACAATTTGCTTCGACGCATATGATTACGGCCGGTCCCTAGATCTCCCCAGTTCCGTGGGTGTGGCCGGCCTGGTAAAGATGCTGCGGCCTTTTGAGGGGTGGTCGCTCTGCACTACCGATGTGTTCGTCAAAGAAGAATGGCCCGAAAGGCTAAAGAGCGCCGTCGCTGGTATCGAGATCGGCGAGGAGAATAGGAAGGTAGGCCGGCCGGCAGACAAGGTGATGGATACGGCCAAAGCCTATGCCGAATTGTACCCGGCTGGCCATGGCGAGGAAGCCTGGTTGAAGGTGCTCCGCAGGGTCAATGAAAAAACGGGCAGATCAGTCTCGGTAGACACGCTTAAGCGCGCAGTGACGCTTAAGGGAAATGGGAAAAGGACCGACTAGGTGTTTTCAGCTTTAGGTTATATTCCTTTCCGCGATTTGTTTCACAAATTTCAAATGACCGACCTGAACACCAAGGTGTCCCATGGTTCCACTGACATCTTCAGGTCTATACCTCAAGAAAACGTGCCGAGGCTTCTACGTGAGGCCTCTCCTGCAGATTTGGTTGAGGGCTCGCTCTTAGATTCGATCGCGCGAGACGCATACCTTTGTTCGCCGACCGGTGCAGTTCTCAAATTCGATCTGCGGTCCGCGCTGGAGTATGCCGACTTTTGGGATTTTACAGTTTTCGACGTCATGAGGACGGAGGACGAGCATTCGAACTGTGAAGCGATGCCGGAGCACTTCTATCTAAAATATAACCTTATTCGATATCCATTCGACGATTTGACCCGGGATATGAATGAAGACAAGCAAGGGCCTTTGCATTTTCTCGAAACGAGCGGGCTGGAATTTCAGAATTCAAAGTTTGCGCTTTTTTACGACCGGGTTGGGTACACGATCTCTTTTGACGCATTCGACTTCATTCGGCGCGCCCACAACTTTATTGGCGATGCGGAATTTCTGCCTCTAAAGCAAGTACTTTTCCCTTTTTGCGGCTGGTCCATTTGCGTGAAAGAGGATTACGCCAAGGAACAATGGCTGGCCGATTATCGCAAAGCCTTCGCAAGGCGTGGCCACGCTTCGACGGAACCCAGCGCGGGACGTCCTGCCATCATCCGACGCAAGACCAAGGAGGCGTATGAAGCGCTGTTCCCTCAAGGGCACAAAGGTAAACCCTGGCTGGCGGTTCTGCGCCTCGTCAATCAACGTACCGGTTATTCCGCATCGGTCGATACCCTCAAGCGTGCTATTCGCGCATCCTCCTAAGCAAAATCCCCATTAATTTGCTGCAGAATGGGTCGCAAAACTCCAGGCAAATTGGCTTTGCTGGTTTGCCCGTTCTGCGTACGTTCCCCTAGCCCGCCGGATCACTCATGCTCAGCCCATATCGCAATCGCGTAGGGCTATCTAATGAATATCAGCGACCCACTGCTGACCGCAAAGGAGAGCGCCGCTTTCCTGCAGGTCAGCATCCCGACGTTCTGGCGACGCGTCGCCGATCGCACCGTACCGCCGCCAGTGAAAATTGGCGCCCTAAGCCGGTGGCCGCAGTCGGAGATCTCAGCCGTAATCGAAAAGGCGAAGGCCTCTCGGGATATGGGTGTCTCGAATGGGCAATGACATCACGGCCGACCAGGAAGCCGCCTTCAACGAGTGGCGGACCTTGGCAGCCCGCGCAGCTGAAACCAAGGATCTCTCTGACGCCATCGCCTCTGGTAAGGCGTTTGCCAGATTTCACTACCTCTTTGTTGAACGTGAGGTGCGGCCGGATATCTCGGCTATCCGATCGAGGGGTGCGCAGTGATCAAGTCAACTACGCTTCCGGCGGAAGAGAACGCCCGCCTTGTTCGATGCGAGCAAATCATTGAGCGCGGGTTCGCCGTGTTCTTCGAAGTCGGCCAGGCCTTGGCCGAAATCCGCGACGCCAAGCTGTACCGCGCCAGCCACGACACCTTCGAAGACTACTCCAAGGCGCGTTGGGACATCGGCCGGTCGAGGGCTTACGAACTGATCGACCAGGCCACGGTCGTGAAGGCGATCACCGATGCCGGCGTGAATTTGTCCGCCGTGGCGGACATTTCGAAACGTGACGTTCGGGAGCTCAAAAAGGACCTTCCCGCCGCCGCCAAGCAAATCAAGGACAAGATCAAGAAGGGCGCCGCACCAACGGAGGCAACCGCCGCTGTCGTCGCGCAGATGACCGCCAAGAAGGATCAGGCCAAGGCCGACAAGAAGGCGCAGCAAGCCGAGTTCGACCGCCAGCGTGACGAGAACCGCGCCAAGCTTCCCGACGCTGTCAAGCAGAGCGATGCCGCGAAGGACGCGGCGATTGCGGCCGCAAAGGCGACACAGGTGTCGGGTTTGACCGATGCCGAGCGGGTTCAAGAACTCGAGGAAACGGTACGCATCCTTGAAGGGGATATCGAAAAGCTGAAAGCCGAGAACGCCAAGTTCGGCGACATGAAGGTGCTTTTCGACCAAGGCGGTTTTGAAGCTGTCATCGCAGCGAAGGACGAGCAGATTCGCGTGCTCAATACGCGGGTGTCGTCTGAGAGCGCGGACAAAGCCAGTTGGGCGAAGTCAGCCGGATATTGGAAAGCTCAAGCCGAAAAGCTCGGCTACACCAGCCAGGATGATATCGTAATCCCGCTCGACGGCGCTTACTTCGGGGGCGTTGCTTGAGCGACGTTCAAGAACTGCTGCTGCGAGTGCGCAGGCTCGGCGCCAATCTGATCGCCGAAGACAAGGGCCTTCGCGTTATAAACGGCTCCAAGCTGCCGAAAGAGGCGCACGCCTACATCACGAAGCACAAGGCAGCCATAGCCGCCTTCCTGATGTCCGACGAGCATGCGGACCGCGAAGAGCGTGCCGCCATCATCGAATATGACGGTAATGCGCCGCGCGAATGGGCCGAGCAGTTCGCCGATATCCTCGCCAAGCGCCGGCCGGCCGGCGTGTCCGATCTTGACTGGTCGTGGTTCCTGACCCGCTGCGGCCAGATCATCGACGAAGCACCAGCGAGGGCCGCATAGGATGCTGGCGCCGGCTCACTCCAACATCGTCCTTCGTCCGCACCAGGAAACGTCGGTTGAGACCGTCCGGCAGAAGATGCGGGAAAAGCAGCGCCGCGTGATCCTGGTCGCGCCTACGGCCTTCGGCAAGACTGAATGCGCCGCTTGGATCATCCAGCAAAGCCTCGATAAGGGCGCGCGTGCCTGGTTCATCGTCGACCGCGTAACGCTCATCAACCAGACGAGCAAGCGCTTCTACAGCTACGGCATCGACCATGGCATCATTCAGGCCGACCATCCGCTGACCGATCCGAGCAAGCAAATCCAGATTGCCTCGGCACAGACCATCGCGCGCCGCAGCTTTGACTATTTGCCGGATCTGATCGTTGTCGACGAGGCGCACTGCGAATATCAGGCGGTGATCGATCTCATCGAAAAGGCTGCCCGCGCTCGCGTCATCGGGTTGACTGCGACGCCGTTCACTTCCGGCATGGCCAGCCATTGGGACGCGCTTGTCAACGGGGCCACAGTCAACCAGCTGCTCGCGAAAAAGTGGCTCACGCCGCTCCGGATCAAGGCCTGTGTCACGCCCGATATGCAGGGCGTCAGGAAAAAGTTCACCGGCGAGTACGAGGAAGAGGAAACAGGCCAGCGCGGCATCACCATCATCGGCGACGTGGTGCAGACCTGGGTGGAGCAGACGCGAATCCATTTCGGCAAGGCAGTCAAGACCATCGTATTTTCGCCATCGGTCAAGCATGGCGAAGAGCTTTGCCGCCAGTTCGCCGAAGCCGGCTACAATTTCCAGCAAATCTCCTATCTCGATGGCTCCGACAATGAGCGGCAAGACAAGATCGACGAGTTCAGCAAGCCGGACAGCGCCATTCACGGGCTGGTCTCTTGCGCGGTGCTGACCAAGGGCTTCGACGTGCCGGACGTGATGTGCGGCATTTCATGCCGGCCCTATCGCAAGTCCTTCTCGTCGCACATTCAGGAAATGGGCCGCGTGATGCGCGTCGCGCCAGATAAAGAGTTCGGCCTGTGGCTGGATCACTCGGGCAACAGCATCGCCTTCGCCGACGACACGGCCTGGCTATACGAATACGGCGTGGCCAGCCTGTCGGACGCAGAGAAGCGCGACAGCACCGTTCGGGAGCCGACAGAGAAGGTTCGACGCGAGCACTTCTGCCACAACTGCGGCATGAAGCTGGAGCCCGGCATAGACACCTGCATCGGTTGCGGCGAGACACGCCGGAAGCGCGGCGAAATCGAGATCGTGCAGGGTGAGCTGATCGACCTCGACATCACAACAAAAGCAGCGTTCGAGCCGCGCAAGGGTCTTCGCGCCAAGTGTCTGGATGATCCCCGGTCGGTCTGGAACGCCGCCTTAGCCTACTGTCTGTCCAACGGCAGGAAGGGCGAAGACGCGTCTCGCAAGTGGGCCTATGGCGTTTGGCGCGGCATCTACCCGAGCAGCAAGCTTCCTTACGGGCTGTACGAGATAACCTGCGAACCATCCCGAGTACAGGTCGACGAGTGGCAACTGGTCGAGCGTGAGGTGCGGCGCTTCCGCAAGGATTCTCAGCGGAGAGCGGCATGAGCATCGAAGACGCTATCGACAAGGCCTGTTCGGCCGTGGGGATCAATCCGCCCAAAAGGCGTGACTATGGCCGGTGGCTTCAGACAGACACGCTGTCGGGGAAGAACGGCAAGGGTGACGGGCGGGTCATCATCAACGAAACGCATGTGACCGCACACAACTGGCAGACCGGCGAGAACGTCACGGTCGGGATCGGCGGAGACGTCGAGAAGCGCGACCGGCAGAAGATCGCCCAACAGATCCAGGCAGCGAAGCGCAAGCAGGAAGCTGATGCAGCCCGTGCCGCGCAGATCGCCACAAGTCTGGTCGCGGCCTCGCGCGTAACGGGCCATCCATACCTGATCACCAAGGGCTTTCGAGACGAGAAGGCCATGGTTGTCACCGTCGCCGACGTGCGCCGGATCGGCGGCGATTATCTCGCCCCCAGCAGCGACTCTTATTCCGCCGTCCTGGTCCCTGTGCGCATCGGCGACCGGGTGACATCCGCGCAATTGATTTGGGAAGACGGCACGAAGAAATTTCTGTTCGGGGGCTCCACTTCAGGCGCCTCGCATCGCGTTTCCAGCGGTATCGACACTTGGCTTTGCGAAGGGTACGCGACGGCGATCACCGTGCGGACCGCCTTGCACGGCATGAAGGTCAAGCCGACCGTCCTCTGCTGCTTCTCGGCGTCGAACATCGCCGCCATAGCCGAGCGCCTACAAGGCCGCGGCTTCATCGCTGGCGAGAACGACAGGCCCCTGCCGCAGTTCGGCGGGATCGGTGCCAGCGAGTACTACGCACGCAAGACGGCACTGCCTTTCGGCAAACCGGAAACCGGTTCCGACTTCAACGACCTCTACCAGCAATCCGGAATCTTCGCTGTCCAGCGAAGCCTGACTTGCATCATGGCAGGCACCCTGCGAGGTGCCGCATGAAGGCGGAACTCGACCGCTCCAAGGCCTCGTTCAAGCTCGACCTGATCGAGACGGCGAACATCGATCCAATGCTGACACCGGCCGACTTCAAGGTGCTCGCCGCCTACGTCGCGGTGATGGCCTGGCCGTCATGCAAGACGTGGCTGGCAGCTCCCTTGGGGATGGCGATGACAGGGCTTAGCCACGGCCAATTCTGGAAGAGCCGCGCGCGGCTTCTAGGGGAGAATGACGAGAAGCGCGCCTATCTGGTCGAGGCGCGAGGCCGCCCTCAGAAGATTGCGGCCTACCATTTGGTGAACCCATGGCGAGATGAAGCCAGAGAGCGCGTCAAGGCGATGACGGCTTACCACCGAGAAGTCGATCGCCAAAAGAAACTGAAAAAACAGGCGGCTGCGTCCCTCCAAAAAATGGAGGGCCAAAACCAGGATGGTCCCTCCAAAAACTGGAGTTCGGTCCCTCCAGAATTTGCAGGCAATACCCCCTTAGAGATTACCCCAAGAGAAGAAGAAGCCGGTGATGAAAACCACGGCTCCAACGTCATCCGATTCAACACACGAAAGGCGTCATGATGGACATTGCCGAGAGAGTACCCCGAACCGCAGAGCTGGCATTGCAGGATTACAGCGTGGCGCTGGATCATGCTCGCGACAAACTCATTGCAGATTGGCTCAAGCTGACTGACAGCGATTGGGAGAAGACAAAGGCGAGAGCCGAAAGCTGGATCAGGGGCGGCAGCACCCTTGGTCCTGCTCTGCGCCGCGTGGTCGACCAGGTGGCTTATGAGCGCGAGCCAAGGACGAACGTCGCGGACATTCAATTCGCGCAGCTTCAGGCCGTTCTGATCGGCTTCGCCGACCACATGCGGACGTTGAAGGATCGGGAATTCTCGGCAGAGCACCAAGCGCTTTGCCGGATGCTGGCGGTGTCGGCGGATGGCAAGACGGCGCTCGACGCATTGGCCGAAGTCTACCAGCGGGAAGGCCAGCTTCGCGGCCTTGCTCACCCAACCGAGCCGAGCCCGTTCTGATGGTAGACCAGCGGTCGCGGACTCGCCGCCCTTTTTACGAATATTCGCCCTTCAACAAGAGAGGCGGGAAGCTTCCTCAGGAAGTCATCAAGACGCGCAACCGCATCCTCGACATGTATGCGGAGATGGCGAGCTATGACGTGATTGCCGAAAAGGTCGACGTGGCAATCAGCACTGTGGTCGATTGCATAGCCAGGGCGAGAGAGAACGACGACCCACGCGTCACCCGGCCATTCAAGAACAAGAAGATCCAGCGCGCCGAGCTTCGCCGCCGGCAGATCAGGCAGCTTGCAGCGGACGGCTACATGGCCAGCGAGATCGCCAAGCGGCTTACAGTTTCGAAGCGGCTGGTGCAGATCAGGCTGAAGGAAGGCACCAATGGCTAGACCCACGATCTACAGCGACGAGATCGCCAACACCATCTGCGAACAGATCGCCGAGGGAAAAAGCCTGCGGTCGATCTGCCTCGATGCGGCTATGCCAGCCAAGTCGACTGTGTTTGCATGGCTTGCTGATCCCGGCCGCGACGATTTCCGGACCAAGTACGTGCATGCGCGCGAGGCTCAGGCTGACGTGCTGGTCGACGAGATGACCGATATCGCCGACGACGGCAGCAACGACTGGATGGAACAGAAGAACAGCGACGGCGAGGTGACCGGCTGGAAAGAGAATGGCGAGGCTTTGCGCCGCTCGGCTCTGCGCATCAGCGCGCGCCAGTGGATTGCGGAAAAGCTGCGGCCGAAGAAGTACGGCAGCAAGGTCGCGCTTACCGATGGGGAAGGCGGTCCGCTCACGGTCCAAATTGTGAAGTTCAAGGATGCCCCACGTAACGATCCCCGCTAACGACTGGCAGCCTCGATGGTATCAGCGGCCGGCCTGGGATTCCTGGGAGCAAGGCTGCAAGCGCCAGCTCCTATTCTGGCACCGCCGGGCCGGTAAGGACGAGCTGAACCTGAACATGCATGCCGTGTCCGCCTACGAGCGGCCAGGAACCTATTGGCACATGCTGCCCGAGGCAGCACAGGCGCGCAAAGCGATCTGGACCGCGGTCAACCCGCACACGGGCAAGAGACGGCTGTTCGAAGCGTTTCCTGAAGCTCTGATCGAAAACATGAACGATCATGAGATGTTCATCCGTTTCAAGGATGTCGGTTCGACCTTTCAGGTGGTCGGGTCGGACAACTTCAACAGCCTGGTCGGCTCGCCGCCGGTCGGCATCACGTTTTCGGAATGGGCGCTGGCCAATCCTGCCGCATGGGCCTACCTCTCGCCGATCCTGGCTGAAAATGGCGGATGGGCATCGTTCATCACCACGCCGCGCGGCAACAATCACGCCAAGGGCATGCTCGACAAGGTCAAGAGCAATGTCTTCGACCCGGTGACAAACCCGCGCGGCTGGTTCAGCGAGGTGCTGTCAGCCGACGACACTGTCGCCATCGACAAGGCGACGATCGAAGAGCAGCGCGACGTCTACGAAGGCCTGTTCGGCAAGGAAATGGCCGACATGCTGATTGAGCAGGAATATTTCTGCTCGTTCTCGGGCGCGCTGATCGGCTCCTATTGGGGCGCCGAAATATCTCGGGCAGAGCGGGCGTTGCGCATCGGCACGCCATTCGACATCGACCGTCGGCATCCGGTGCACACGGCATGGGATCTGGGCAAGGCGTCAAACAACCCGATCTGGTGCTTTCAGGTCATCGACGGCGTTCCTTTGATCGTCGACTTCTATGTGCCAGACAGCGAAGACCTGTCGGATTGGTGCAAGTGGCTGGACGAGCAGGGATACCACGGCAACGACTACGTGCCGCACGACATCCTGCATCCGCAGTGGGGAACGAAGCGCACACGTCTCGACACACTGAAGGATCACGGGCGCAAGCCGAAGATGGTCGGCATGGTAAGCCTGGCCGAGGGCAACAACGCCGGCCTGCAAACGATCAAGGTGGCGCGCTTCAGGACGACCGAACGCGTGGCCGACGGCATCGAGGGCCTGAAGACCTACCGGCGCGAGTATGACGACGAGAAGAAGACGTTCCGCGACATCCCGGTCAAGAATTGGGCCGAGCACTACGCATCAGCGTTCCGCTATCTCGGCCTCGCATGGCGGCAGGCGGTTGCCGAGGTGAAGAAGCCCGAGGGCGACAAGGGCGCCTATGTCGGTCAGGCAGACGGCACGATACGCAGCCAGCAGACCGTCAAAGAGGCTGTCGACGCGATGGTGAGACGTCGTCGAGCGAGGGGCTAGTCTACGGTCGCGCGATAGACATTCATCATCCCCTGATAATCCTTGGGTTTACCAAGTCCGCATTCGTAGTCAGAGTGCGTCATCATCGGATCGCGGGCGATGTATGCGGCAGCGCTCACCCAATCACGACAGGCCTGCACGTCCTTCAGGCCATGCTTCTGTTGAACAATGCTCAGGTCACCGACATTAGGATAGTAGAACGCGTCCACCGTTTCCCACGGCGCCGCGTCATTCGGCCACCACCAGTTCGCGACCGTCTTGCCCGGATCCCCGAACAAGAACCATGCACCGATCCCGAGTAAGAACAGCATCGGCAGGCAGCCGCCATTTTGGTCCATGATGATGCATCCCCTGAGCGCAAGATATTCCGCCTGCGTCGAATTGAGCAATTTTCTGAAAGAACAGCAATTCATGAAAAACCGCACATGTGCAGGCTTTCCAAGCGGCTTAGAGTTTCGCAGGCGTCGCCCCGATCATCCGGCCAACGGTAGATTGGAGCAGCTATGCCGCGCGCTGGTGGTGTCTATTCAGCCCCTCCGGGGACCAAGGGCAGCCCGAACACGACGATCGAGAGCGCGAAGTACAACGCGCTGGTCGATGACCTGGTGGCGGATGCGAACGCTGCTCGGCCGGTGACCGCTGGCGGCTCGGGGTCGAGCACGGCGGTCGGTGGCGCAGATAATCTCAGCGCAGCCGGCGCGGACATGGCATCGGCCGCGACTGTCAACCTGTCAAACAGCACAGGTACGCTGGTCAACATCACAGGCACGGTCACGATCACGGCGCTTGGAACCGTGGCGGCCGGCGCTGAGCGCGACCTGGTGTTTGCTGGCGCGCTGACGCTCACGCACAACGCCACCAGCCTCATCCTCCCCGGTGGCGCGAACATCACCACTGCGGCCGGCGATGTGGCGCGCATGCGGTCGCTTGGCGGTGGCAATTGGCGCTGCTTGTCCTATCAGCGAGCGAACGGAGCGGCCATTGCTATCGCGCCAAACACGACCATCGTTACCCCGACGCTGACGCTCAAGCAAAGCGCAGCGCCCACGCCGACGGCAGAGGGTGATATCCAGTGGGACACTGACGAAAACGTGCTTGTCATTGGTGACGGCGCTGCGCAGCAAATATTCGCTCCGCTGCCTGCCTCCGTCGCTGCCGGCGATGTGTTCTACGCCACTGGCGCGAGGGCGCTCGCCCGACTTCCGAAAGGCACCGCTGGCCAGGTTCTGCAAATGAATGCGGGGGTCACGGCGCCCCAGTGGGTGACGCCTGCCTTGAGCAAGTCCTACGAAAGCCCGGCGCAGGCTATTACATCGAGCGGCTCTTTCGCGGTAGCCCACGGCTTCGGGGTAAAGCCGAAGCTAGTCGAAGTGTCGCTTATCTGCGTTACTGCCCAAGGTGGCTTCACCGCTGGTGAGGAGCTTTATATAGGCTCTCCCTCTCGCTACGACGGAAACGACGGCAGCGGTTCCTCGGTTGGTTGGACCATGAAAGTGGACACCACTAACATTAGCGTGAAATACGGTAGCAACGTGCTCCCGGCCATCGTCAATTTCACCTCTGCCGCCGACAGCAATCTGTCGGAGGCGAACTGGAACATGGTTGTGAGGGCTTGGGCCTAACACGGCTCACCAAACACGCCAGGCCATCAAGCGGCTTAGAGTTTCGCTGCTCGCGCATACAGGATGGCGCCCATCGTCAACGGAGCCGTCGATGGACCGGAACTTTGCGCGTTCGCTTGCTCTCGTCCTGAAGTCGGAAGGCGGATGGTCGGACAACGCTGCCGATCCGGGCGGTGCGACGATGAAGGGCGTGACGCTTGCCAACTTCCGTCGGTTCGTCAAAGCCAATGCCACCAAGGCCGATCTGAAGAAGATCAGCGATGAGCAGGTGGCGACGGTTTATCGCCGATTCTATTGGGATGCTGTCGCTGGCGCCGAGTTGCCCGATGGCGTCGACTACGCGGTTTTCGACTTCGCCGTGAACAGCGGGCCGAGCAGGGCGGCGAAGTATCTTCAGGCGGCGTGCGGCGTCGGTGTCGTCCAGGATGGACGCATTGGGCCTGCTACGCTCGCGGCAGTACGTGCCAAGCCGGCAGGCGTCTTGATCGACACGATCTGCAATGCCCGGCTCAAGTTCCTCGAGCGCCTGCCGACCTGGCCGATCTTCGGGAAGGGGTGGCAGCGGCGCGTCGTGGCCGTGCGCATCCAAGCGATGCTGATGACCGCGCCCGCAGCCCCGCCAGCGCCCGCCCCGAGTCCCGTTGCGCCCACACCGCCGCCGGCCGCGCCGCAGCTTCCTACACCCGCTGCCAATGCCAAGGAGCGCAATCCATTCTGGGCCGCGCTCTTCGCCATCCTAAGACGGATCTTCGGAAGGACATGACCATGTGGAGCAAAATCCGCGCCTGGTTCAAGGATTCCGAGACCATCGCCTGGGCTCGGCTTCAGATGCTCGGCGGCGCCATACTGACAGTGCTCAGCGCGACCGACCCGAGCCTATTCAACCAGTACATCCCTGACCGCTGGCTGCCGCTCTACATCGTCGGCTCCGGCGTTTTGACGGAAGTGCTGCGGCGCCTTCGTGCAAAGGATCTGTGACGACATGGTCGAGGTCTTTGCCGCGCTTCTATCGCAGATCGCCCCGTACGCCCTGGCCGCCGGCGGGGCTCTCGTTGCTGCCGTCGCATGGGGCTTTCACCAGCGCATGGCTGGTGCAAAGGCGGAACGCGCCAAGCAGGAGGCCGAAGAGGCCAAGGCCCGCGACATCGCCGACAAGGTGCAGAACGACGTCGGTGCACTGCCTGCCGATGCTGCCAGAAAGGAGCTTGGCACATGGTCAAAGGGCTGACGCTCGCACTGCTCATTGCGCTTGCTGGCTGCACCACGGACAAGGGTGGCTTCTGCGCGGTTTCCTCGCCAATCCGCCTTTCGGCGGCAGCTGTCGCTGCGCTGTCCGACGCCGAGGTCAGGGCAATTCTCGCCCACAATCGTAAAGGTGCCGCCCTGTGCGGCTGGAGGCCGTGATGCACGACTTTCTCGACTTTCTCGGCATCAAGGCGCCAGTTCTTATTGCCGGCCTTTCCGGTGGCATTCTGCGGGCGCTGTCGCGCCATCGCTACAAGCTGCGTGAGATGTTCGCCTCGCCTATTTGCGGAGCGCTGGCGGCGGCCTATCTGACCTTGCCAGCAGTCGCCTGGTTTAAGACCAGTGGCCTGCCGCTGCCCGAAACTGCGGACGATACAACAACCCTCGCGGCTGCGTTCCTGATCGGCGTATCGGCGATGTGGATTTCGGACATCGTGTTCGAAGCAATCATGAGGAGCGTTAGGCCGAGCAGTCGAGGCGAGGAATAAAATGTGAGGGGGTTAGGGTCGAACGTTTAGACAGCATAGATCCCTGGGCGTCGTTGACTCTGCAGTTGAGATAAACGCAGGATACGGTTTCTTTTGGAGGGGATAAAATGCTTCGCGTTACCGGAATGTTAGTCATAGTCTCGATGCTTCTGGGGGCGGCCGCCCAGGCTCAGGAAGAAGGCCCTTCTATAATCCCGGAACGTCTGCAGCAGATTGCCCTGAAAACACCCTTAGCGGATCGTCTGCATGTAAACTGGGAGTCGGCGTCGCCAACCGAGATCGGTGAGTATATGGGGCTTTTGGCGGCGATAAACCAGGCGTCAATAGCCATTGCTTTAAAGAATGGTCGAGATGCCCCTTCGGACAGCGATTACATGGCTGGTTTCGCCGCATGGTGCCTGTTTCCAAATAAGCCGCCAATTGCAGAACCGTTCTGGCCACGGGCATACGGCGCCTTTGGTAGCGCGAAGGTGAGATCCGAAATCCGGAATGCGGTAAGGCCCTTGGCTGTGCAGCTTCCCTCGTACATTGACAAAGATGAAGCTCGGGAAGTAGTGGAAAAGAAATGGCCCCAAGACCCGAAAGCGTACTTCAGCGACGTCCTCGACTTGGGAAGTTTGAGTGATGTTAAATGATCACCTGCCGGTGCCAGATATCGGATTTTTGGCAATTTGGTTGCTCATTCTGAACTGGCATTGGATTGGCTATAGGATCAACGAAGCGCGAGAGGAGACAGAGGAACGGGCTCTCGGAGCCGATGTGATCATGGGCCAGCTCAGCTCGATCATCACGGGCTCTTGCGTTATTCTCGCCGGGGTGGGCGCGTTTGTGGCATTGGCGAAGACGCCCATTGCCGAAGCCGCAAAATACCACGTGTTCTATGCGGCCTGCTGGGCGGTCGGTGCACTGGCGCTAGCTGTCTACACGATGGGCATTCTTCCAGCTCATGCGCCAAAGACGAATTTCGTGAGACTTCGGGGCATCGCGGTACTTTGCTCAGCTTCGCTTTTCCTATGTCTTTTGTCGGGAATCCGATTTCTTTGCGCAGTTTGGGGAATACTATTTTCCTGACCAAGCTGTAGGCTTTCGGAGAACGGCGCCATCTGATTAGTCGAGCCCCGTTTTCAAGCGGCTTAGAGTTTCGCATTCGGCCCGCCATCCTGCCGCCATGGCAAAGGCGGACAAGCTCACCCCGGACCAGCAGAAGCAGGGCGAGGCCCTTCGTAAGGAGGGGTCGAAGTGGCTTGCCCGCGTCGAGGCGGCCGGCAAGCTTGAAAAGCAGTGGATGGACGACGCCGAAAAGGCGGTGAAGGCCTACACTGGCGAAACCAAATCTGATGACCTGAGCACGTCTGGCACGCTCGGCAACACTTACGACTTCAACATTTTGTTCGCCAACGTCGAGACGATCGTTCCGGCGATCATCAACAGTCCGCCCGCTCCCGATATTCGTCGCCGCTTCGCCGACGAGGACCCGGCCGCCAAGGACATTGCCGAGCTGATCGAGCGCGCCATTCGAACACAGGTTGATGACTCCAAGCTTCAGGTCGAACTGGAAGGCGAGGCGCAAGACGGGTTTTTGGCGGGTCGTGGCATCATCCGGCTTCGCTTCAAGAGCGATATCGTAAAGGACGAGACGACCAGCGAGGAGCTTGAACGCGCGAGCGACGCCGCAGCCGACGGTGCGCCTGCGGAAGAGCCCGGCAGCGATGGGACTGCTGGCGACGAGTATGGTGCAGCCAGTCAGCCAGGCGCGGGGCCAGCCGAACGCCTCGCGAACGAATGCATCGAGTTCGAGGCGGTAAGCTGGCGCGACTATCGGCACGGTCCGGCGAAGCGCTGGAAGGATCGGCCATGGGATGCATTCCGCTTCGTCGTGCAGCGCGAAGATGAAGATGCGGTGTTCGACGCCGGGCTGATCAGCATTCAGACGAACGACACCGAGAAGAAAGCGCGCGGCGAAAGCGACAGCGACCTGACCGGATGGGAAATCTGGGACAAGGGCAGCCGCAAGGTCATTTTCATCGATGACAATGGCGTGGTGCTGAAGAAGGTCGACGACCCGCTTGGTCTGACGGATTTCTTCTGCATCCCGGCGCCCGTGCAGCCGATCGAACTCACCGGCCGTTTGATGCCGGTCAATCCGTTTTCGATCTACAGCAAGCTCGCCGACGAACTGGACCTGACCACGAAGCGCATCCGGATCATCACCAACCACATGAAGGTGAAGGGCTGGTATCCAGGTGATGCCGGGGACATCGCCAACATGCTGGCGGCCGAGGATGCCGAGTTCGTGCCGATCGGCAACGCTGAAATATGGGCGGCCAATGGCGGGCTGTCTGGCGCGGTTGCGTTCTGGCCGGTGGAAAAGTTCATCGCTGTTCTGCGGGAACTCTACGGCGCTCGTGAACAGACGAAGCAGGCCATTTACGAGATCACCGGCATCTCGGACATCGTGCGCGGCGCCTCGCAGGCAAGCGAGACGGCGACGGCTCAGAACATCAAGACGCAATGGGGCTCGCTGCGCATCCAGAAGATGCAGCGCATGATGGAGAGGTGCGCGCGCGACATCTTCGTGATGATGGCGGAGATCATCCCGGCCAAATTCTCCCATGAGACTTTGCAGCAGATGACCGGCGTTCAGATACTCCCGACGCAGCAAGACCTGACGCCTGTCCAGCCTCCACCGCCACCGCCTCTCGGCGCGCAACTGCCGCCGCAGGCGCAACAGCAGTATCAGGCCGCGGTTCAGGCGGCGCAGGAGGCCGAACAGCAGCGGCAGGCGAAGCTGGCCAAGCTTCAGTCGATCCAGCAGCTTCTGACGCAGCGCCTGGCCATGATGTACCGCATCGATGTCGAAAGCGATTCGACGGTCAAGGCGGACCTGACCAGGCAGAAGGCCGAGACGGCCGAGTTCATGCAGGCGGCCGGCGCCTATTGGGCGGCTGTCGGCCCGCTCATCCAGCAGGGCGAGATGTCAAAGGAAGTGGCGATCGAAATCTTCGCCGCGAACGCCCGGCTGTTCAATCTCGGCAAGTCGGTCGAGGACGTTCTGGAAAAGATGGTGACCGATGCCAAGGCGAAAGCCGATCAGCCTCCGCCCCCGAGCGCCGAACAACAAAAAGCTCAGGCGGACGCGAAGGCGCGAGAAGCGGACCAGGCGGCAAAAGCTGCTAATGCGAAGATCAAGCAGGACGCCGCAGCGCAGGACATGCAGTTCAAGCGCGAAAGCCACGAAATGACGATGGCAGAGAAGCGCCTGGACCTTCAGGCGAAGCGGCAGGCCGCGCGTGCCGATCAGAACCAGATCATGCTCGCCAACGGTATATTGCCGCCGCCCGATCCCGAGCAGATCGACGGCCAGGCGGTGTTGAAAGAGATGGCAGCGCAGCGCGACCAGTTCGGCCAGCTCTTGGCGGCGCTCATCCATGAGCTTTCGAAGCCCAAGCAGATCGTCAGGGACGCGCAAGGTCGCGCGGTGACGGCTGTTCCGATGCAGACCCCGCAACAGAACCCAGGAGCCCCGGCAAATGGCTACAACCAGTGAAATCGACGTTGGAATGAATGCCATCGCGCAGCGCCTGTACGATCAGCGGCAGGTGATGCTCAAGGTTAAGCAGAACGCGACGGGCGCCTCTGCCTCTCTTGCCGCCATCCCGACCGACTTTGCAGCTGTCGTTTCAGCCGTTCAGGCCTTCGGCACGACCGACCCATACGAGGCTGCGGTCAAGGCAAAGCTCGCCAAGCTGACGACGGAATTCAACGCCTTGAAAACCGTCGCCGATGCGGTCGCCGGTGCCAATCTCGGCTGATGTTCGGCGATAGTGGCCAGTTCTACCCGTTTCAGCCCTTCCAGTTCATGGAAGGGCTGCTGATGCCTCATATCGGCCTGACCCAATACGTCACGTTCTTTTCCGAATACACCGTCGGCGCTCAACCGTCTGACTGGACGAGCCGGTGGAATGCGGGCGGGTTTACGGCTGTCGTGCAGACCGTGGCGGGATCGCTCGCCGGCAAGGCGCTGCGCATTACCAAGACGGCGGCTAACAGGCAGGCTCTTTCGTGGGATCGGGTGCCTTCGACTGCAAACGTCGACGTGTTGCTCCGCATGCGCCCAATTGAGGCGTGGTCCGCTTCTGAAAACCTGATTGGGCCTTGGATGCGAGGCTCGGGGTCGGCGGGATCGGAAGGCGGATACCGGTTCGAAATGGGTGGCGAATCGACTGGCACACTCTACAGCGGTGCCCTGGGCAAATATGTCAGCGGAACATTTACCGCGCTTGGCACCAACACCAATGGCCCCTCGCCAAATCTGGCCGCCAACAGTTGGATTTGGATGAGGGGGCGGATCAACGGAACGTCGTTGAGCCGCAGGATGTGGCACGATGGCGTGGCAGAGCCGGGCACTTGGGACGAGACTGTCACGGATAGCTCTATTGCATCTGCGGGGTTCGTCGGCGTTACACAAATTTCTGCCAATCCGAACGTTGAGATCGACTTTTTCAGCATTGGCTTGAACGGCGACACAGCTTTGGGGCCATGACATGAGAATTCCAAGCGGCAAGGTCGATCAGAACATCTATTTCGTTGCGGTCGATTCGGTCGATTTGAAGACGCGCAAGACCGGCCTGACTTCGTTCACGGTCTACCGCAGCCGCAACGGTGGCACAGCGACTGTTTACACCACGCCAACGGTCACCGAACTGTCGGCAGCCAACATGCCGGGCGTCTATTCGCTGCTGATCGACGAAGACACGACCATTGCGTCAACGTCCGATGCCGAAGAGCAGGTGCTGCACATCACACAGGCGAGCATGGCCCCGGTCACCCGCGTTATTGCGCTGTTCCGCCGCGACACCACGACAGGGCGTACGGCAACTGTCGACGCGAATGGGCGCGTTGACGTTTCTGCTATTCAAGGCACCAGCCAGACGGCCCGAGACATCGGCGCGAGCGTGCTGCTGTCGTCGGGGACCGGCACAGGCCAAGTAAGCCTCACGGCCGGCGTTGTGTCGGCGAACACCACGCAGATCGCAGGCGCGGCGGTGAACACGGCCAGCGCTCAGCTCGGCGTCAACGTCGTGAATGCGGGGGGCACCGCATGGAACTCAGGCGCGATCACGGCCAACACCTTTGCGGCCGGCGCGATCACCGCTGCGAAGTTCGCGGCCAATGCCCTCGATGCCGTATGGTCGACCGCGACGCGCGTGCTGACCGCCGGCACCAACATCGTGCTTGCCAAGGGAACCGGCATTACCGGCTTAAACGATCTGGACGCGCCTGGCGTGCGCAGTGCTGTCGGCATGGCCTCGGCCAATCTCGACACGCAGCTTTCGACGCTAGCGACCAACGACGCCGCCATCAGCAGCAAGCTCGGCGCTCCTGCCGGCGCCTCTGTCTCGGCCGACATTGCCGCCGTCAAGAGCGACACTGCCGCGATCAAAGGCAAGACCGACAATTTGCCGGCCGCCCCAGCTGCCGTTGGCGATATCCCGACCGCGAACCAGAACGCCGACGCATTGCTTGACCGCGCATCCGGCATCGAGCCCGGTCTGACGCCCCGGCAGGGCTGGCGGCTATGGTCTGCTGCTCTGCTCGGCAAGGCGAATGGCCTCGGCACCGGAACGGCCATCTTCCGCGATACGAACGATACGAAGGATCGCATCAACGCTTCCGTCGACCAGGACGGCAACCGACTTGCGGTCATTCTGGACGCTAACTGATGTTTGCTGATCGCTGGTTCGGCAAGCGCTACTACGGCAACCGCTATTTCGGCCCTAAAGGCGCAGACCTCGATGCGCTCTTCAAGCCAGGCGGCGGCTACTACCGCAAGCCGGTCAAATACGTTCGTGACGGTAAGGTTGTCGACCTCGATGAGCCGCCAGCGAAGATCCTTGAGGCGATCGAGTGGCCAGCGCTATCGCCGGAAATCATCAACGCGCTGCTCGCCGGTTTCCAAGCCCCGCCGATCGAGCTTCCCGACGCGGCAGCATTGGAGCGGCGTCTTGGCCGGATGGTCATTGACAAGGAAATGGCGGCCATCCGCGACGACGACGATGCCGTGTTGCTGCTGCTGCTCGCATAAACTCGGGCAATCGCGAGCCCTAAAAGGGCGCGGCTCTGCTAAAAGCCGGAACGATAGCTGTATATGAGTGTTTTCATACTGATCCCGATGGTTGTCAGTTGTAGCCCCATCGGGACGGTCGAGAGCTGAGGGAGCCCCGGGAGGGCGCTTCTTCGGCTTTCCCTTTTTTTGGGAGAGTGACCGTGAAGCGCGATCCACCGGTGGTCGTCGGTAGTCGGAAAGTCCGCGTGCAAGTTGCGAAGTATTTCCGCTCGCATCCATTTTTCCGCGTGCCGACCGGTCTGCCGAAGAAGTTAGCGGTGCTCTTGAAGCGCCTGCGCTAATTGCAAGCTGAGACATCAGCTGACGTACCCACACGTTTACCCAAGCGGCTTAGAATTTCGCACTGACCCCTTGCACCCTGCATTGGCCCGAAATGCAGGACAGGAAATTGGCAAGGTACGTTTTCCGCGATGGCATCTTCGTCGACCGGCAGACCGGCGTTCCGATGGAAAAGCCGTTCGCCGGCCAGATTGTCATGCCGAACGTGATTTCCGACATCCCGGATTACGCCTCGCCGATCGATGGCCGAATGGTCACTTCGCGCTCTGAGCGCCGCGATGATCTGAAGCGCAACAACTGCGTCGAATACGAGCCGAGCCTGTCACCGACCAAGGGCAAATTTCGCAATCCCGACTTCTGCAAGAAGCGGGGCCTTCAGGTGTCAGAGGAATTTCGATGAGCGCTGCTGTAGCAGAAAGCCTAGCCAACAACGCCCCGCCAGCCGGCACCCTCGCCGAGGCCGCGAACAGCAATGCCGCGGCGACCGTCGCGGATGACGCTGCGCTGGAAGCAATCTGGAACAAGCACGAGCGCGATAACGGCGCTGAGCGGGATCAGGGCAAGTTTGCCAGCCCTGATCCGGCCAAGAAATCTGCTGCCGAGGCCGCTGAACCGGCGGCTGCTGGCGGCGATGGTGGAGAGGGACAGGCCGGCGATAGTCTGACGCCTGGCGCCGAGCAGGTTCCTCTCCCGGCCAACTGGCAAGGCATCAAGGGCGGCGTCGCTGATAATGTCAAGCAAGCCTGGGAGAAGGCGCCGGCCGATCTGCGCAAGTTCGTCGCCGATCGCGAGCAGGAGCTTCAGCAGCGGCTTTCCGATCACGGCCGGCAGGCCTCTGCCTACAAGCCGATTCAGGAAGTCATCGAGCGCAACGGAAAATACTTTGACCCGAACACCGGCAAGAAGGGCGCGGATGGTCGAGTGATCACGCCGGCACAGGCGATCGACTATCTTTTCAACGTCCAGCAGAGCATGGATCAGGCCCCGGTCGAAACGGTGATGAACATCATCGACCGCTATGGCATCCGCGATAAGGTCGCGGCTGTCTTCGGCCAGACCGTCCAGCAGGGCGAGAACGAATTGCGGCAGGAAATCGCCGGGTTGAAGCAGATGCTCGCGTCTGTCCACAACTCCGCGAACATCGACCACCGCATAAACCAGCGCCTTCAGGAGCGCGACGCCACCACCGCCGCCAACGAGGAGTTGAGCCGCTTGTCAGCCGACAAGCCGCTTTACTCGGAAATCCCTGAAAAGCGCATGGTGGCTTTCATCAACGATGCATGGGACCGGCTTGGAGCCACCGCCTCGAAAGAGGCCGTGTTCAATCTGGCCTATGACATGGCAGTCAACGCCGATCCCGATCTTAGGGCCAAGGCAGCCGCCGCGAAACCGGCCGCTCCCAAGGACACCGGAAAGGTCGACGCGGCCAAGCGCGCCAACTCCGTCAACATCCCCTCAACAGCGTCGGGCAAGGCTCGGGTTCTCACCGAAGATGAAGAACTGGCCGCTGTCTACGACCGGAACCATAAAGGATAATAGCGATGGCTGGTCCGTCGACTACCTTCACGGAAATGGTGTCCACCACCCTTCGCAACAGCGCGACGGAAGTGGCGGACAACGTTTCGAAGAACAACGCCTTCCTCAACCGGCTGAAGAAGAAGAACAAGATCCGCAATCTTGACGGCGGCACCGAAATCCAGGTGCAGCTCGAATACGCGGAAAACAGCACCTATCAGCGTTACGCCGGCCTCGACACGCTGAACACCAACGGCTCTGACGTCGTCACCTCCGCAAAATACGATTGGGCGCAGGTTGCGCTGCACGTCGTGTCGAGCGGCAAGGAGCTCCGCCAGAATTCCGGCAAGTTCGCGATGATCAACCTGGTGAAGACCAAGAAGAACAATGCGCTCAAGACGGCGGCCAACAATTTCTCCGTCGACCTCTATTCCGACGGCTCGCTGTCGAACCAGATCGGCGGCCTGGCCAACATCCTGCAGACCAACGGTCAGGGCATCGTCGGCGGCATCGATTCCGCCACATGGACCTTCTGGCGCAATAAGTTCCGTGAGGCCACCGGCACCAACCTTGCCGCGTCGCCTTCTGCGGCCAACGCTGCGACCTTCAAGGCCGACATGAACGCGATGTGGCTCACGCTCAATCGCGGCGCCGACAAGCCGGACCTGATCACGTTCAGCCACGACTTCTACTCGCTGTACGAAACCGGCGAGCAGCAGCTTCAGCGCTACATGGACGCGGACATGGCTCAGTCCGGTTTCATCGGGCTGAAGTACAAGACCGCCGACGTGATTTTCGATGACAACACGAATTTCACGACCACGGCCGAGAAGGGCTACTTCCTCAACTCCGACTACCTCTACGTCGACCAGCACAAGGAGGCGCAGTGGACGCAGGACGACGAGAAGAAGCCCGTCAACCAGGATGCGGTTGTCATCCCGTTCTACTGGATGGGCAACCTCGTCTGCTCGAACCGCTCGCTTCAGGGCGTGATCTTCGACGCGGCATAAGGAGCAAGAACGATGACCTCTTTTGTTGGTATCGACGTCACCAAGACGTTCACCGCCGCGCAGCTCACCGGCACCGAATCCGGCAAGGCTCCGAAGATCGGCGACACCTACGAAGCGTATGACGGCAAGGTCTACCGCTTCGTGAAGTACAACCAGGGCGCCGGCGCGATTGCAGCCGTCGTCGGCAACGTCGTCGGCTTCTACGCTGCCGGCGGTGTCTCGGCCGGCCAGTACAACGAAGTCACCTCCGACGTGTCTGACACCGCCGCCAACGGTGCGGGCGTTCTGGCCGGCACGCCCGGCCATGGCGAGTACGGCTGGATCCAGGTCAAAGGCCCGGCCACCGTCACCACTGCGCTCGTCTCGGGTGCGGATGGCAACGCGCTGATCCTCTCGGCCACCACCGACGGCACCCTGAAGGTGGCCGCCGCCGTGACCGACACGGTTTGCGCCTACGCGATCGACGCCTCGGCGAAGATCATCATGTGCGCGTTCCCGTACTGATCAGTGGGGGCGGGCTGCGGAAGCGTGGCCCGCCTTTTTCCTCAACATCGAAGGAGTGCCTGAGATGGCCGATAAGTCCGACAAGAACGAAGCACCCGCCGAGCCCGTCGCAGTCGATACCCAGGCCGGCATCTTCCCGAAATTCCGCCAGCTTTGGAATGGCGGCGAGCACCGCAACGCCGTCAACCTGGCCAAGGCTGAAAACCTGTCGGAAGCCGAGTGGGCAGCGCTGCTCGCCGAGTTTCCCGACATCATCGTCGATGTGATCAACCAGTAGGGCGCCGCTGGCGCCCACAACGTTTTCAGGAGCCGAAACCTATGAGCGAAGCGCAGCCCCTTATCCGCGTGATCGGGTTCAAGACGAGCTACGAGAAACTGCCGGTCAAGGGCGACCCGGTGAAGGAGAAGTGCGACACCAAGGGCTACAAGCTCGACGCCAGCAATCGGCGCATCCTTGAGCTTCAGCCCGAGGATTGGGTGACGTACTCGCCGTCGCATTCGCCGCTCAACACGCGCACGACGGAACGCGTACGCCACCTGCTGCCCGATCCGTCGCTGATGGGCGAGGATCAGGACGGCGAGAAGCTGCGCTTCATGACCGCTCGCTGGAGCCAGATCGAGCCGGCTTACGAGGCCTTCAAGGCAGGTCGTGAAATCCCGCTCAACGGCACAGCGCTTGCAGCCTGGTCGGGCGTCACACCGGAGCAGGCGGAGGTGCTGCGTACCGCCGGCATCCGCACGGTGGAGGAAGTCCGCGATCTGCCCGACGGTCAGCTTGACCGTGTGCGCCTGCCGAACATGCGGGATCTGCGCAAGCAGGCCGGCTTGTTCCTGGCCAATTCGGACGCTGCAAAGGCCGCCGAGCGTGAAGCCGCGAAGGATGCGCAGATTGCCGAGCTGGTCGAGCGTCAGGCCGCGATGGAAGCGATGATCGAGGAACTGACCAAGCCGAAGGGCAAGGCCAAGGACGCAGCCTGATGTCTATCCTCGACGTGGTCAAAGGCGCCGCAACAGTGCTCGGCATGGACGTGCCGAGCCTGGTCTATGGCGCGACCGGTCGAGAAATGGTCGAGATGCAGGAGCTGGCCAACGTCATGGCAGCCGAAATCGCGGATGCCCACGACTGGCAGAAGCTGCTGATCCAGCACACATTCACGGGCGACGGCGTATCGGATGAGTTCGACATGCCGTCGAACTTCCTGCGGATGCAGAAAACGTCGTCCCTGTGGTCGTCGCGCTGGCAGTGGGCAACTGAACACCTGACCAGCCCGGATCAATGGCTTGAGCTTCAGGTGACGCCGATCGCCACGGTGAACGGCTACTGGATCATCTATGGCGACCAGTTTCATCAATGGCCAGTGATGGCTGACACCGAAACCGTCAAATTCTTCTACGTGTCGAACCAGCTAGTCGTCGCCAGCGATGCGTCGATAAAGACCATGTTCACCGAAGACGCGGACAGCTTCAGGCTTTCCGAGGAACTGCTGAAAAAGGCGATCATCTATCGCTGGAAGCAGAACAAGGGGCAGGCCTACGAACAGGACTTCGACGACTACCAGGACACCCTTTTGCGCCGGATCGACACCGACAGCGGTTCGAAGCCTGTCGTTTCGGGCCAGCCCCCTATTAGTTGGCGCGGCCGGCGTGTCGTCTGGCCGGGCACGGTCACAGGTGCGGCGTGAGGTACGAACGTTTCCCCGGCCGCCGGAAAGCTGTTCCGGCTCCCGCGCGCGCCATTGCGCAGCCGTATACCTTCGGCGCGCCCGTGGCCGGATGGGTGACCAACCAGAGCCTGGTCAAGTCAAAACCCTTCTCCGCGCAGAGGCTGGAAAACTGGCTTCCGACCTCGACCGGCATTGTCATGCGTGGCGGATCGGTGAAGCGCGCCACGATCGGCAGCGACCCGGTCGAAAGCTTCATCACCTACAATGCGGGCGGCACAAAGAAGATCTGGGCCTGTGACGAAACGACAATTCGTGACGTCACCGCGCCGGCCGACGCCGACACTCCGCCGGCCGCATCCGTCACCGGCCAGACGTCGGGCTATTACTCCTACGTGAATTTCACGACCTCGGGCGGCCCGTTCGTGGTCGCTGTCAACGGCACCGACTTCCTTCAGCTCTACAGCACGACGTTCGATTGGACAGCGGTCAACAGCCTTGCCACCTATCGACTGAACTTCGACGCCCAAACGGTGAACTTCACCAGCGGCGGGACCGTGACTGGCGGCACCAGCGGCGCGGTCGCGACTATCGTCAAGAACGTCGACAACGGCGCGACCGGCTCCCTGATGATCCAGTCGATTACCGGCACCTTCGTCGACAACGAAATCATCACGGGCGGCGCTGGCGGCTCGGCCAAGGCGAACATCCCTGGCGGCGTGGTGCAGGTGTCGGCCGCCATTACCGGCGTCGCGACTTCGGCGCTGTCTCACGTCTGGCTTTATAGAAACCGCCTGTTCTTCATCCAGGGCGGCACGATGAAAGCCAGCTATCTCCCGGTCGATTCCGTCACGGGCGCGCTAGGGACAATCAACCTGTCCGGCGTCTTCCAGCGCGGCGGCTCGCTGCTCTTCGGCGCAACCTGGTCGCTCGATGCCGGCGACGGCATTGATGACAAATGCGTGTTCGTGACCACCGAGGGCGAGGCCGCGATTTATGAGGGCAGCAACCCGGCAGGCTCGACCGCTGCCGAGTGGAACCTTGTCGGCCGCTACGACCTGACGGAGCCGATGGGAAAGCGCGCAACGATGCGCGCCGGTGGCGACCTGATCGTTGCGACGAAGGAAGGCATGGTTCCTATTTCTGCTGCGATCAATAAGGATGCCGCCGCGCTGTCGCTCGCTGCCATCTCGCGCAACATCGAGCCCGACTGGAAGCGCGAAGCTGCCCGCCGGCTGTCGCTGCCCTGGGAAGTGATCAAGTGGCCTGACCTGAACTATGCCATCGTCTCGCTGCCGATCGCGGCCGAGGGCCAAGAGGCGTGGTCGTTCGTCGTCAACCTCGAAACTGGTGCCTGGTGCAAGTTTGTCGGATGGGCAACCCGCTGCATCGAATTGCACGACAGCCGCCTGTATTTCGGCACCAATGACGGCGAGGTGTTTGAGGGTGAGATCAACGGCAACGATGACGGCGGAGCGATCTATTACACCTACGTCGGCAATCCCGATCACATGAAGACGCTTGGGCGTCTGAAGACGGTTCACCAGGCGCGGCCAACGTTTCTCAGCTCGACGCCCTTCAACCCTAAGATCTCGTTTTCGGTCAACTACACGGTCACGCTGCCGACAGCCCCGGACGCTGCAGACGGTGGCACGGCGGACCTGTGGGATTCGGGCCAGTGGGACGCAGCGCTTTGGGACCAGGCCGCGCCTGAGGCGACCGTGAGCGGTGGCCAGTGGATTTCGATCGGCAAGACCGGCTACGTGCTGCAGCCGCAGTTGCAGGTCACCGGCTTTTTGAATCGGCGCCCGGATGTCGAGTTCGTGCAGCTCGACGTAACGTTTGAAAACGGCGGGGTGGTCGTATGAGCTACGCCATCGCCATCGAGGATTTCAACCGTGCCTGGTCCGACCTCGAACCGCTCTGCCGTCGCCACTATGGCGAGATGCAGGCGCGCATGGCGGCCGAGGGGATGCAGATCGGCGGCTTCAAGCCGCGCCTGAACGTCTATGGCTCGGCCAGTCATCTGCTGTGCTTCGTAGTCAGGATCGAGGGCGAGGCCGTCGGCTATGCCTTCATCTGGCTCACGCAGGACATGCACAACAGCGAACCCATCGCCATGGAGGACACCATCTACATGCGGCCGGATCATCGGAACGGCATCGGTCGCCGTTTCACGAAGCACATCTTGGCTGAACTCAAAGCGCGCGGCTGCATCAGGGCGCACGTGACCATCGCCACCGATCTACGCGTTGCTAAGATGTGCGAGCGCGTGGGCTTCAAGCGGTCGGCAATCGCAATGACGTATTTCCTTCAGGAGGCCTGACCAATGTGCGCGCCCGACCCGCCCGCCCCGCCGGATCCAAAAGAGACCTCTGCTGCGTCGACCGCGACCAATGTCGGCACGGCAATCGCGAACGCGAACCTTGGCAACGTCAACCAGGTCACGCCCGACGGCAATCTGACCTACAGCCAGACCGGCACCTACAAATGGAACGACCCCTATACGGGCAAGTCCTACGACATCCCGACTTACACGGCGACCCAGACCCTGTCGCAGGCCGGTCAGGCGATCAAGGATCAGACTGACCAGGCACAGCTCAATCTCGGCAAGCTTGCCAACAGCCAGTCGGCATTCCTGAACGACTTCCTGTCGAAGCCGGTCGACTTGTCGAACGATGCAACAGAGGCCCGGTTGATGGACCTCGGCATGAAGCGGCTGCAGCCGGCGCTGGACGCTCGCCGGGCGTCGAACGAGGCGGACCTGATCAACCGCGGCATCCGTCCCGGATCAGACGCATACGCACAGGCGCAAAACCTCGAAAACCAGGGCGAAAACGACGCCTACAACCAGCTCCTGCTTCAGGGTCGTGGCCAGGCGGTGCAGGAAGCGCTCGCACAGAATTCGGCACCGATCAACAACCTGACCGCGCTCTTGTCCGGTTCGCAGGTGAGCCAGCCGAATTTCGTCAACGCCAACATGCCGACGATCCCGACGACCGACGTGGCCGGCCTGATCAACACCAACTACAACCAGAAGCTCCAAAACTGGCAGCAGCAAGCGCAGAGCAGCAGCGACCTTTTCGGCGGTCTGTTCGGCCTCGGCGCGAACCTGATCAAGTATTCCGACCGCCGCGTGAAGACGAACATTCGCCGCGTCGGCGAGTTCGCCAACGGCCTCGCAAAGTATGCCTTCGAATACGTGTGGGGCGGTGGCGAGCAGATCGGCGTCATGGCCGATGAGGTGCGCGCCTTCCGGCCGCACGCGGTCGTCAATATCGGCGGCGTTGACGCGGTCAACTACGGGGAGGCCTTGGCATGAGCGTCCAGCCCTCGTTCATCTTCGGCGGCGATACCGGCGTGCAGACGCCAGAAGACCTGGCACGCCTGAGGGCTATCGCCGACGCGCTTGCCCGGCCGGCCGCTCCGCGCACGATCGGCCAGGGCCTGAACGCGCTTGGCGAGGCGATCGGCTACCGCATGGCGGATAGTCGGGCGACGCAGGCCGAGCACGACTGGCGCAAGGGCGGTAACGACGTGTTCTCAGCGCTGTTCGGCAGTGGGGGAGCATCCTCGCCGGTGGCGACCTCGGAGTCGGCCAGCAAGGCGGTCGCTTCGGCCCTTGGCGGCGGCTCGATGGGCAGTGCGCCGGACCTGTCTGGCAACGACATCTACAACGGCTTTATGGACACGGTGAAAAGCAAGGTCACCAACCCGTACGGTCTCGCTGCTGTCGCGGCAACTGCGAACGCCGAAAGCCGCTTCAATCCTAAGAACGCATTCGGCTCTTGGTCGGACCCGAGCGAAAGCGGTCAGGCAGGGACTGCGGGCGGTATCCTGTCGTGGCGCGGTCCGCGCTTCGATGCCATGCGGGCATTCGCCGGTAGTAACGGCGGTGACGCAAACGCCCCGTCGCCGCAGCTTCAGGCGCAATACTTCCTCCATGAAGACCCTGGTCTGATCGATGCGCTAAACGCGGCCAAGTCGCCCGAGGAAGCGCAGCGCCTCATGAACAACGCCTGGAAGTTCGCTGGCTACAACCGGCCGGGTGGCGAGGCGGCTCGCCGCATTTCGATGGCCAACTCCTTGGCGTCGCGTTTCGCCGGCTCGGATGCGGCCCCGGTGCAAGTCGCGAGCCTTGAACCGGGCGCGGGTGTGTCGGCAGCGCTGAAAAAGCGTCCGCTGCCGCAGGAGTACGCCAGCAAGGGCATAACGCAAGACCAATGGGACGCGATGAACACGCCGGACAGCCCGGCGACGGTCGCTCAGCCGGTGCAGTCGCCGCGGGCCGCCGTGCCCGCGCCAGCCGTTGCTATCCCTCAGTCGGCACAGGTGGCGCCCACGCAAGTCGCTGGTGGCCCGAGCCTGCAACAGCTTCTGCAAGCGTCACAGGACCCCCGCCTATCCGAGCAGCAGCGCGGGGTCGTTAGCCTGATGCTCAAGCAGAAGCTCGAGGAGGCGAACCCAGCTACGCAACTCGAACTCGAAAAGAACCGGCTGGAAGTCGAGAAGCTACGAAGCCCGCAAATCGAGCCGGGTGATAAGGCGCGCCTCGACTTCGACCGGGAGAAGTTCGCAGCCGAGCAAAGCAAGCCGATCGAGGTGGGCGGCGTCCTGGTCGACCCCAAGACGCACCAGCCCGTTTACACCGGCCAGCAGACCGATTGGGAAAAGCTGGACGAGCGGACGCTGTACAACAAGCGTACGGGCGAGACGCGAGCCGTGAGCATCGGTGGCTCGAATGCCGGTCAGTTCCGTTTCACCGGCAATTCTGTCGAGGCTCAGGCGCTCAACGGCCTGATGGATGCCGGCCCCGAGAAGGGCGGCCTCACCGTCGAGCAGGCGCAGCAACTCGCCGCCGGCAAAACGATCAGCGGTCCGAACGGCGAATTGCTCTTCCTGACGCCGCAGGGTGTGTTTGGACAGGCCTCAGCTGGCGGTCCGGCAATGCCTGTCACACCGCCCAAGGCTGCCGCACCGGCCGCTCCCGCGGCGCCGTCGGCCACGCCTGCGCCGAATAAAGCGCCAGCGCCTGACGTTCAGCAGCAGGCGCCCTCCAGCCCGCGCGCTGCCAATCCCGCGCGGACCGGAAACGCCGGCATCCTGCCTTTGACCGGTGCGAAGCAGAAGCCCCCAAACGAGCAGCAGCAGCGCGACAACAAGCTGTATTCGGTCGTCGCGCCCGAGATGCAGATTGTCGAACAGAACTTCGCCGCCCTGTCCAATCCGAAGGACCAGGCCCTGTCCGCGATCCCCCACGGTTCGGACTATGGCACGGAATATCTGAAATCGCCCGAGTATCAGCGGGCGTCGAACTCGCTTCGCACCATCATCGCGTCGTACCTCTATAGCGTCTCCGGTGCGACGGCGGCGCCCGCCGAAGTCGAGAACCAAGCGGCGATTCTGACGCCAAAGCCCGGAGAGGCGAAAGCGTCGCTCGACGATAAGTTGGCACGCATCCGACAGATGGTCGACGCGATCAAGACTGGCGGTTCCGGGACGGTTGCCACCCCGGCCGGCACTGGCGGCGGAACCACCAGCAGTGGCTTGAAGTGGAGCGTTGAACCCTGATGCCTACGCTCAACATCCAAGGCCACAAGGTACAGGTCGACGACGTCTTTCTGTCGATGACCCCGGGACAGCAGAACGCGGCGGTCGATGAAATCGCCAAGTCGCTGCCTGGTGCTCCTGCGTCATCGGCCGGCGGCGTGTCTGACGCGGCGAAGACTGGTATCGCCAAGGCTCAAGAGCTGATGAAGCTGTCGGAGGAAGAGCGCCGCAAGCTGCTTCCGCCTGCCGATCCGAACACCGGGCAGCCGGCCGGCGTCCCGGCCTTCGCTCCGGGCGTTCCTGGGTACAACCGCTTGACCGGTGAAATTGATGGCGACGACGCGGTCAGCAAAATCCGAACTGCCTCGGGCGGCATTCTTGAAGGTATCCCGATCGTCGGCCCGATGATCAGGGGTGGAGTCGACCGCGCCGCCGCTGCGACGATCGCCGCCATGAACGGCGAGAAGTACGACGATGTCATGAGGCGCATCGAGGCGGGCACCGAAGCCGAAAAGTCGATGAACCCGAAGCTTGACACGGCGGCACAGGTCACGGGCGCGGTCGCAGGCACAATCCCCGCCCTGGCAGCGGCGCCGGAAGCGTTCGGTATTGGTGCAACGACCAAGCTCGGCAAGTATGCCGTGCCAGCCATCACCGGCGGTTTGATGAATGGGGCAGATAGCGCGGTCCGGTCAGGTGGCGATCTCAACAAAGCCGGCCTTGGCGCTGGCGTCGGATTTGCCACGGGTCTTGCGGCTCCGTTCCTCGCCCCACTGGCGGGACGTGGCGTAAAAGCCATTGCCGACAAGATCCAGCTTAACTCGATTGCCAAGGCGCTCGGGCTCGACAAGAGCGCAACCAAGGTGCTGGCGGACGCGGTCCGGCAGGATGCCGTAGAGCCCGGCGCACTATCGCAGCTCGGCGAGAATGGCATGCTGATGGATCTTGGCCCGAACCTTCGCCAGACGGCTGGCGCGATTGCCGCAACACCTGGTGAAGGCAAGGCGATCGTGCGCAATGCGATCGGCGCGCGCGACGCCGATGCCAATTGGCGCATTCGGTCCAGCATCAATGAGACACTTGGCGAAGCGCCGACGCCGTCGCGCATCATCGATCGAGCGAACCGGAACCAGCAGTATCTAGCGCCGTTATATCGGGAAGCTCTTCGCGAGGCCGCCCCGGTCGATGCCGCGCCGATCGCGCGTTATCTCGACGCCGAGGCGCAAACCCTGCGTGGCGACGCACAGAAGGGCATCCAGCGCGTTCGCTCGATGCTGGACTATGTCCCGACGCCTCAAGAGATCGAACAGGCCCGCGCAACCGGGCAGCCCGTTCCCAGCGGCCTGGTGACCGATGCCGAAACGCTGCTGAACACCCGGCACGCGATCGACGATCTATTGCAGACGGCGCAGGGCACAAATCACGTGAACGCCTTGACGACGGCCAGGCAGGCGGTCGACGACGAACTGGCCGCCTCAGTTCCCGGCATCAAGGAAGTCGATGCGAAGTACGCCGAGCTGGCGAGGCAGAAGGAGGCCGTCCAGCGCGGCCAGACGGTGCTTTCCAGCGGCCGGGAAGCGCCGCGTCCGGACGAGCTTGCCGACGAAGTCAGGCAGGGCGCGCTGCCGCAGGGATTGCAGGTCGGACCCTCGGCCGTTCCGCTTCGCCTGCGTGAAGGCGCCCGTGCGGAGATTGAGCGCATCGTTGGCACCAAGGCGAACGACCGCGTCGCGCTGCAGCAGATCATCAAAGGTGAAGGCGACTGGAACCGGGCGCGCCTCTCGTCGCTGTTCGGCTCCGACAAGGCCAAGGCCATTATCGATCTGCTCGACCGGGAACGGCTGTTCAACGACACGTCGAACATCGTCACGCGCAATTCCGAGACGGCAGCGCGCATCGCAGCCAGGGACGCGATCGACGGCGGCAGAAGCAGCGGTTTCGGCGTGCGCGAAGGCTTCATTGCCGGTGGCGCCCGTGGTGCCACACGCGCAGCGGCAACCAGGTCTGTTGAGCGCGTGATCGACGCCTTGAGTAACGGCGGCAACGAGAAGGCGATATCGGATATGGCGCGAAGCCTGACAGGCGGACCGCAACAGAGTGCCGTGCTCGATGCGCTTATGCGTGCGGGCCAGGGCTCGCGGCTTCAGCAGTCACAGATCGATCGAGTGGCGCGTGCGCTGCTCCTCGGCGGAGGGAATGCCGCCAGCCGCCCGTGAATTCTCTTCCCGATCCGCCAAATACCAAACCAGGAAGACAGCCAAGCCACCGGAAATGAAGCCCATCGCGAACCCAACGCCCATTAGGTTGAAAAACCAGTCCAGCCCTTTGTGGAGCACGATCAGGATTGCGATGGTGATCACCGCTGCGATTAGCTGAAGGACCGTGTTGCGCGACATAGGCGCGGAACATAATGCGAAACCAGCCCGAGGAAAAGGGCGTCAGGAGTTCCTTCAGGAATGTAGCGGTCTCAGTGGCAACCTAAAAAGCGCGTCGCTTTCGCTTTGTTAGCTGCGACGGGCTTTTCGCTGGAACAAAACTCCCACAGTCGCGTTGCGGACCACTGGGGACTTTTCCTATGGCCGAAACCGAGCAAGAGCTTAGCGACCGCGCGCGGGCACAGAAGCTATTCGTCGTGCAGTTCCTAACGCGGGAAACTGGCATAACCGAAGCCCAAGCGCGCGACCTCGTGGACATGATCGGCAATGCCCCGGCTTCCCTCATCCGCGAGGCGCGGTTGCTAAAAAAGCTTTAGCGCGACCTAACCCAAACCAGCGGAGGAATACGGGGAACATTCCTGCCAGTGTCCCGGTTGAGTCTCGCGGCGTGTGTCCCCGGCCAAGGTTCACCGCGCCGCGTGGGGCATGTCCCCCGGAGCCCGTTCGACCCCCTCAGGCGAGCGGGCTCTTGCTTGTCGGAATGAGACGGAGATAGGGCAATGAAGGACGGCGACGGCAAGCCGGATGGCTCGCAGACGGATAAAAACATCCACCTTTTGGCCGCGAGGTTGGCAAGAGAGACGAACCTATCCGAGGAGGAGGCGCGGGACCTGATCAAGTTGATCGGCACAGATTGGAATTCGCTGGTTCGGGAAGCGAAATTCCTCAAGGGCCGACATTGAGCACGCCCGGCAGGGAGACGCAGCTCACGGTTTGGCTTTCCTATCCATCGTGGCAACCAGAGCCGCCTAACGCATCGGGTACCCCCAGGAACCTTCTGCGGCCCGGCCCGCTTAATCTAGGTGACACAGGATTATCACGGGTCGGGCCACCCCACCCCCTGAAGGTGGGGAGCATTGATCCTGCATCCAAATGAGCGGAGTCGCAACTAACGAGATTTGCGACTGAAGTCCGATGTTCCCGGGCACAAGCCTTTCTGGCGGTGTCCCCGTTCGCTGCCTATATCGCCGGCATGAGCGACGGCTGGACCCTCCAGGAGCTGATCGACGCGGGCATGTCTGTCACGGGCGGATGCCTTGATTGCCATCGGCATCAGAAGCTCGATTTGGCAGCGCTACGCGACCGCTTCGGCTCTGATGCTCCGGCTATGGAATGGGATCTGAAGCCGAAGATGAAATGCGCGGTCTGCGGCCGCAAGCGCATCACGCTGACCTATTCGCCAGACACCAGCCCCAAAGACCTTCACCGCAAAAGGACGTAGCCGGCCAGCGCAGCCATCACCAAGCTTGCCGCCATCGCGACCATATCGCGCCGCCGGTAGCGCCAGACGGCGCTGGCGAGCATCACGAGGCCGATCGCGGAGATGTAAAGCGGAACGGCCATTCAGAACCGAAGGTCGTCGTCATCATCGGCTTCAGTTTGCAGGCCATCTCGCCACGCCAAGTAGTCTGCGAGTGTTTCAAACTCTTCTGGCACCTTCGGCGTGGCGGCCATGCTGCTATGGGGGACAAGCCTGACCGTTACGTCGCCGATGACCACCTCGGCAATGTAGCCGGCGGCCTTCGCGCCTTTGCAAATGGCGGTGATCTGTCTCTGAGTGATGGAGAGGGGCTTGCTCATGATTGTTTTGCGTCGAGTTCTCGGAAGGCTGCATAGCCCGCATCTGTCAGGATCAACGCTCCGACGGATTCGGGATATTTGTGGTGGGGAACGGTTTCCAAGTAACCTCTGGCCCTCAGGCGATCTTGGGTGTTCGGGCCACAGTTCTTGATGTCTCTGGTGTTCACCTGAACATTGGGTCCGTGCTCCGCCAATTGCGTAAGCGCCTGCCTCTCAAGCCTGAGGAGGGGCGAACCAGGGATGGATGCTAGCCATCTTTGCTCGGCGGCCTTGTGCAATTCCCTCATTTCATCGTGGCCCATAGTATGGGGATCGAAACCCAGCCGATCATAGTACCTTTGAAGCCAATCGTCCTTGTGCCCCGAGGGGATGGCGTAACCGCCGGGACCTGTCTGTTGCTCTTGCGGTTTGTGCCGATCCAGAATTGCATAGATCTGGTTTGGGGTTCTCTCCTCGCCGTCGACAGGCCATTCGTTCAAGTGAGCCTCGACTTCAGCTACCAGCCATAGCTTGCGAGAGTGCCATTTGCGGGGAGGCGGCAACGCGCCTTCGGTCACCATAACATCAATTGAGGAATTGCTTACGCCGATCGCGATTGCCAGGTCGTTCCGACTGAGAGCAAGCCGAAACGACGGGCGGCTGCCCTGGACTTGGGCTTTGGATATGATCATCGCTCTCTCGGCGGCGGTGGCTAGTTCAGCCTGGTCGGCACCTCGCCAAGGTAGCGGTGCAGAAATAGGGCGATCGTCTCCACGGTTTCGAAGTCGGGAAAGGCCGCCAGCGGCTCGCTTACATTGTCGCCCGCTTTGCCCACCATGGGAATCAGCATGAAATCGTCGAAGCGATGGGACCCATCAGTCGTGACCACGAACTTGAAGCCGCGGAACTCGCCGTTCAGCTCTTCCTCCATTCGCATCTGAAACGAAAGATTGTCGTACCTGTCGCCGATCGGCGGTACGACGATGAAACTGCGGCATGCGTTCATAGCTCCCCCTTTTGGCCCAAAAAAGCCGGCGACCGCTAATGCGGGTTGGGGTGACACTTTCGGCCGCCGGCTACCCTAGGCAACACTGGTATGAGATTCCGCGCTGAGGCTATGAGCAACGGGAAGGCTCGGCGATGGTGAATGAGAGGTTACTATCCACAAGCGGGCGTTAGACTTTGGTGGGCCCGGAGGGATTCGAACCCCCAACCAAGCGGTTATGAGCCGCCGGCTCTAACCATTGAGCTACAGGCCCCACGCGGGCTGGCTTAGTGTTTTTCGCTCGTCCGCACAAGGCTTTCGAAAGCGTAGCGAACACATCAGCCCGTTGAACCAGTTCCGGGCGATAGAGCGAACTGCTCTCGATTGAGGCAGTTCGGGTGAGTCAGTTCATATACTCACCGGGGTCCGCCAAATTGTCCGGTTCGGGAAATAGCATCTGCTTTTCAAGAGCCCGGTCGATGGCAATTGGCGTGGTGCGCTCTTCTAGATCGGCGACGCGCTTGACTGCCCAATCAACCATCCGGGCAAGCGCTGGCGAGAGAGCTGCTGGATCAGGTAGCAATGCTACCGTTTCCTTGAGATGAATAATCTCCATTCTGTCCTGGGCCACGGTCGCTAGGAACGTTTCCCGTGCCCGTTCTCTCTCAATACGTTTCTGTTCCAAGTCCTTACGGTGAGCGTAAAAGGCGCGCCGATCCTCGGCCTTTTGGCGCTGCTCGTCGATTTCGGCCTGCACCATTAAATTGATCTTGATAGAGAAGACTATTCCCCTCAGGTCGCTCTCGATTTGGATTCCATCCTTGTCGACCCAGTTCTTTTTGATGCCTTCCGATGATCCAAAAATCTGCAGGGCCAGTCGGCCCACGAAAACATTCTCAAACGAGCGCCAGCTTCCCGCTGGGCTTTTTACCCGCTTCTTAGGACTGCTGATCTCGAAGTGAATCTTCGACGCTCCTCGGATAAACCACATGCTTTCGTCGGTGCTGAGGAATGTTATGCCATCAGGTTCTAATTCGTGCGCGAGGGTATGAAGGAGCGTCAAAACCCTAGGAACACTTTCGCGGTGAATATAAACCCACGGCCGTTTGATGCCGCCTTCGTGGTCGACAGGGGCGCGTCGCATCTCTTGCTCAAATGCAATGACTGATCGGTGAAGACGTGACCCGATCTTTCTAATCTCGACCTTGGTGGCCTTGGGAGGCTGAAACTCCGCTTTCGCCTTCCGCGTCGCTTCAGCCGCAAATGCTGCCTGCGGATGAAGCGTTCGCCTCCATCCAAGAGAAACATGCTCCAGCGCGGGATTGTCGATCCTCCACAGCGGCGTCTTTGTCACCTTTTGACCCGCCTCGATCCGCGCCCAATGCCCGCGCCCCGGGACCGGGATCTGATGGCGCTCACAGATTTTTGCTAGGCCTCGCCCTGACAGTCCATGCTTCTCCGCCACGGTGTTAATCGGTTCGGACCAAACCAATTCGTAGAGTTCTTGTCGCGTAAACTGAACCAT